AACTTGTGAGAAATCCATCGCAAAAGAGTTATCGGAATTTTTCACATTCTTTGTTCCTGGTTACCAGTTTGTTCCTGCATTTAGAAACAGAATTTGGGATGGCAAGATAAGACTTTTTAATCTACAATCAAACACAATCTATTATGGTCTTTTAAAGTATGTTGAAACCTTCTGTGATGAGAGGCAATATACTTTTGAATACCAAACTGGTGTGGATAGTGAAGATGAATTTTCATTATATCATGCCAAGAAGTTTGCAGAATCATTAAATATTCACATTCATGGTGAACCGGGTGAAGTTAATGACCACCAATTGGCAGCATTTGTTCATGGTATGCAATCAAGGAGAATGTTGTTAGTTTCTCCAACATCTTCAGGCAAATCCCTTATTGCCTATCTTTTCTTTAGACAACTCTGGCAATACCAAAATCTCAAAGGTCTTATTATTGTTCCAACTACATCTTTGGTTGAACAATTAGCCTCAGACTTTGCAGATTATAATAATGGTTCTATGGAAGAATATGTCCATAAAATCTATCAAGGCAAAGAAAAACAAACCGATAAACCCATCACTATTTCTACATGGCAGTCATTGTTCAAGATGCCAAAGGAATACTTTGAACAGTTTGATTATGTAATGGGTGATGAAGCACACAACTTCAAGGCACAATCTTTAACTTCCATTATGACCAACTGTGTTAATGCCAAGTATCGTATTGGTATGACAGGTACTTTAGATGGCACCAAAACGCACAAACTGGTACTTGAAGGTTTGTTTGGACCAGAAAAAAAGTTTATCACCACCAAAGAATTAATTGAAAAAGGTGTAGTGTCTAACTTTGATATTAAATGTCTATGTTTAAAACATAGTGAAGAAGATAGTCGCAGAATAAAAGAAGGAACTTACCACGATGAAATTGATTATCTGATTTCCAATGAGGCAAGAAACAAATTCGTTAAGAATCTTGCAGTTAGCTTAGGTAAAAATACCTTGGTATTGTATCAAATGGTTGACAAACATGGCAAGATACTGTATGATATGATAAAGGATACAGAAAGAATTGGCAACAGAAAAGTATTCTTTGTTCATGGTGGTGTTGATGCATCTGACCGTGAAGAAATTAGAAGGATTATGGAGATAGAAAACGATGCAATTATTGTGGCTTCTTTTGGTACTTTTTCTACTGGTATTAATATCAGGAATCTTCATAACATTATATTTGCGATGCCAACAAAATCAAGCATTCGAACTCTGCAAAGTATTGGACGAGGTTTACGACAGAGTGAAGGCAAAGAAATAGCCACACTCTATGATATCTCAGATGACCTAAGAGTTGGCAAGCACATGAATTACACACTTAAACATTTCGTGGAAAGAACGAAGATATATAATGAAGAGCAGTTCCCATTTAAAATCTATAAGATTGGACTAAAAAAATGATTAGAATAGTTCGACTGAATAATGGTGAAGATATTGTAGGCAATATTATTACTAAAGAATCTGGTGGTTATACCGTTCAAGAACCTATGTCGGTTAATATTGACTATCGTGGTAGAGAAGCTGGTTTAATTATGAATCATTGGTTGCCAGTTCAAATCGTTAAGAAAAATGAAACAGACTTAGAATCTAAAGATATTCTTTGTATGTTTGAACCTGCTGAAGATTTCTGTGAGTATTATATGAATACTGTGGAAAGAATTAAAGAATTGTTACAGGCAAAGAATCTTGTAGATGAAATGCCTGATGACGAAGTAGATATTATGATAGAAGCATTTGAGGAATTACATAAAGATGGAAATACATTACATTAATACTTTCAACCAAGGACATACTCGACTATACACACTTGTCAAGCGTATGTCAATAACATTATGTGGCAAATATGACAACACCAACACCTAAAGCGCCTAAGAAGCCTAAACAATATGTCAACAATGCCGACTTTCTACAGGCTTTGATTGAGTATCAGGAGAAAACCAAGGTAGCCAAGAAGAATAAAACGGCACCTCCTCCTATTCCAAATTACATTGGAGAGTGTTTCATGAAGATAGCAGAAGGTCTATCTCATAAACCTAACTTCATTAATTACACCTATCGTGATGAAATGATATCAGATGGTATTGAAAACTGTCTAATGTATTTTAGCAACTTTGACCCAACCAAATCAAAGAACCCTTTTGCTTATTTTACCCAAATCATTTACTATGCCTTTTTACGGAGAATTTCTAAAGAGAAGAAACAACTCTATGTGAAATACAAAGCTACCGAACAAATTGGCATACTTGATGAGTTTGAATTAATGGAGTTTGAAGATGGTACTTCTCGGCAGTTTGAACTCTATGATAATATTGCAGAATTTATCGAAACATATGAAGATACAAAGAAAGCAAAGAAAGCGGTAAAGAAGCCTAAGGGTATTGAAAAATTCTTAGGAGAGTGATATAATGTATAAAGTTTCTTATTATTTGGCTTCATCGGCTGTAAGATTTAAGTCGTTTGAAACGCTAACTGAGGCAACTAAATTTGCCAACCAACAACCAATTGATTCTGTAATTGAGATTAAATATTATGAAGATAGCAGTAATAACGGACCAACACTTCGGGGCTAGGAATGATTCAACTCATTTCCTAGATTACTATGAAGCTTTCTATTCTGGAACGTTTTTTCCTACTCTTGATGCTCATAGTATCGATACTGTTCTTATACTCGGAGATACTTTCGACCGTAGGAAATATGTAAACTTTTATTCCTTGAAACGAACCAAGGAAATGTTTTTTGATGAGTTAGCCAAACGGAACATTCAAGTTCATATGTTGGCAGGTAATCATGATACTTACTTCAAAAATACCAATGATGTTAATTCGGTAGACCTACTTCTCAAAGAATATAGTAATGTTAATGTGATTGACAAACCAACTACAATTTGGTTAGATGATGAGAAACATCCTATTTGCATGATGCCTTGGATTTGTCCAGAAAATTATGATGATAGTATGTTTGTATTGTCGGACACAGATGCTGATATCTGTATGGGACATTTTGAAATTGCCGGCTTTGCCATGCACCGTGGTATGCCATCACTTGAAGGACTAAACCGTGAACTTTTTAGACGATTTGATTGTGTATTCAGCGGCCATTACCACCATAGGTCTACTAGCGATAATATTACTTACCTTGGAAATCCTTATGAACTCACATGGCAGGATTATAATGATCCGAGAGGGTTTCATTTATTTGACTTGGATACTAGGAATCTTGAGTTTATTGTTAATCCTAACGTAATGTTCCATCGTATCACCTATGATGATAAAGAAAATACCATTACAGAAATTAATAATAAAGATTTAAGCAAGTATACCAATACCTATGTTAAAGTGGTGGTAGTCAACAAAACTAACCCCTATCTGTTTGATAAGTTTATGACAAACTTATATGATGTTAATCCTATCGATGTTACCATTGCGGAAGACTTTGCTGACTTGACAGAAGGCGTAGAAGATGATATGATTGACCAAGCAGAAGATACTATCACGATTATTAATAAATTTGTAGATGGTATCCAAGAAGAACATATTGATAATGACCGCCTCAAAACAGTATTAAAAGAATTATATGTTGAGGCATTAAACCTAGAACAGGCATGATTATATTTCAGAAAGTCCGTTGGAAGAATTTTCTTTCAACTGGAACCAGTTTTACAGAGATTGATTTTCAAAGGTCACCAAACACACTAATCATTGGTAACAATGGTGCAGGTAAGTCCACAATTTTGGACGCCTTATGTTTTGGTCTTTTTGGTAAACCATTTCGTAAAATCAATAAACCACAATTACTTAATTCAATCAATCAACAGGCCTGTGTCGTTGAGATTGAGTTTGCCATTGGTAAAAAACAATACAAAGTAATTCGTGGTATTAAACCAAACACATTTGAAATCTATCTTGGCGATAAGTTACTCGACCAAGATGCCAAGGCAAAAGATTACCAAGAATTCTTAGAGAAGTTTATTTTAAAAATTAACTTCAAATCATTTACACAAGTGGTGATTCTAGGTTCGGCATCGTTTGTTCCTTTCATGCAGTTATCTCCAGCAGACCGAAGAGCAATCATCGAGGACTTACTAGACATTGGTATTTTCTCCTCTATGAATGGTATTGTTAAAGAGAAGATGACAGAGATTAAAGACCTGTCTACTAAAAACAAACATGAAATGGACTTGACTTCTGAAAGAATTAAATTTCAGAAACAAAGTATTGAAGAACATAAGAATCGTACCGAAGAAGAAGTTAAAAAGAAACAAGAAGAAGTTAAACAATCAATTGACCAGACCTTTACATTACAAAGGGATATTGATTTAATTCAGAAACACATTGATGTATTAAATTCCAAAATCAATGATAAGATGGCAATTGAAAAGAAAAGTGCCAAACTAATACAGTTAGAATCCAAACTCGAATCTCGTTTAAAGAAACTAGAAAAGGAAGCCAAGTTCTATGAAGAAAACCACGACTGCCCAACCTGCAAACAAAGTATCGCTGACGAGTTCCGACATAGCCAGCTTAGTGGAATCAATCAAACAAAAGGAGAAATTGGAGTTGGAATCCAGGATCTTGAAACAAAAATCCAAGAGGCGAACAACCGTATCGAAGAAATCCAAAAGATAGTTAAGCACATCCAAGAACATAATAATGAAATTGTTAAACACAATTCTACCATATCAGCGGTCAATACTTACATTACTAAGTTACAAAAAGAAATTGAATCTTTATCAGCACAGAAAGACACGCTTGTTGAAGATAATGCCAAGTTAAAAGAACTCAGAGAAGAATTGGCCAATCTATTAACCAAACAAGAAGAATTATCCACAGAGAAACAATACTATGAGTTTGCCGGTTCTCTACTGAAAGATACTGGTATTAAGACCAAGATTATCCGTCAATACTTACCTATCATGAATAAGTTGATTAACAAATATTTGACTGCCATGGATTTCTTTGTAAACTTTAATATCAATGAACAGTTTGAAGAAACCATTAAGAGTAGACACCGTGATGAGTTCTCATATGCCAATTTCTCTGAAGGTGAGAAGATGCGTATTGACTTGGCATTATTGTTTACTTGGCGTCAGATTGCCAAACTAAAGAACTCTACAAATACCAATCTATTGATTCTTGATGAAGTATTTGATTCATCACTTGATGGTGTTGGCACAGAAGAATTCTTAAAACTAATTCACGAAATGGGAACAGATACTAATGTGTTCGTTATTTCACACAAAGGTGACCAACTGTTTGATAAGTTCAGGTCGATTATTAAATTTGAGAAACATAATAACTTTAGTAGGATTGCAAAATGAGTGAAATAATTAAATTTGATACCGAAGAATTAGTATCGAGTCCGGTCCAAGTAAAACCAAAAACATTTGATTTGGTATCAGAAAAAGATCCAATTCTCCGTGAAGTAATGCCAGAATTTGATTTTACTAATCCACCGGTCAATCCAAATGAATTTGCTTCTACAATGGTAGAAACTTGTAAGATGCACCATGGTATTGGTCTTTCGGCAAATCAATGTGGATTTAGATACCGAATGTTTGTGATGGGTGCTGAAGATAATTATGTGGCATTTTTCAATCCAAGTATTGTTTTAAAATCTCATAAAGAAGTCCACATGATGGAAGGTTGCCTATCTTTTCCATTTTTAGGATTAAGGATTACCAGACCTGAAGAGATTGCCGTTACATACCAAGATTTCAATGGAGTATGGAAAGAGGCAACTTTTAGTGGCATATCTGCTCGTTGTTTCCAACATGAGCTTGACCACATGAATGGAATAGTGTATACTGATAAAGTAAAACCTTTGGCATTACAACAAGGTATCAAAAAACGTAATAAACTTATGAAAAAGATTGGCATTTAATGGCAACACCGATTGAATATGTAGAAGAACAATGGAAATCTTGGTCTGAAAAACAGACCTCGTTTGAACACATTGATGAAAAATCAATGAAAGAAATCCTCATCAAGGATTTAACCTATGCTTCTCAAATGGATGTTCGTGAATATACTTTATATCAAAAGTGGTGTGAAGTAAAAGAAAGATATCCTGTTGAAGAAGTATCTACCTTATTTGGCCAAGAAGTTCAAATGGTGGATCCTGAACAAAAGAAGTTGGTAGATAAAGTAAAATCCAATTTCTGGATGCCAAAAGAACCTGATGACTATGAGAAATTGAAACCCGTTATGGTTCTTTCAAATGGTCCTGATGCCGAAAGATGGAATGCCATTCGCACATTCTCATCTACAATGAAAAACAATTCTAACATTGGTCGTAATTTGTTTTATGTATTAACTGATGAAGTAACAGGTAAATACCTTGGTGTTATCTGTATCTCCTCAGACTTCCTGGACTTGACTCCGAGAGATAATGCAATCGGATGGTCGAGAGATGTTAAGACACAGCAACACATGATTAATCATACTGCGATTGGATCCACCATCGTTCCGTTACAACCACTCGGTTATAATTACATGGGTGGCAAGTTATTGGCATTGATGTGTTTATCTGATACGGTTCAAGCGGATTGGAAACGACAATATGGTGATACATTGGTGGGAGTTACTACTACTTCTCTTTATGGCAATACTAAGTCTGGCGGTCTATCTCAATATGATGGACTAGAACATTGGAATAAAATGGGTTTCTCAAGTGGTTCTGTGGCATTTGAACCAAGCAGAGCAACCAAGAAATTAGTATTCGATTGGATTAAAGAGAATCATACTCGTAAATATTTTGAATGGTGGGAAGCCAAGAATACACAAGGTCTGCCACTCAAGCGTGACCATAAGAATCGTTCATTAAACTTTGCCTATTCTAAACTTGGCATTCCTAAAGAACTGATTCGTACCGAACATCAACGTGGTATCTATTTCAGTCCACTCTATAATAATACCAATGAATTTCTCCGTAAAGAAATTACAGATGAGGCATTGGTAAAGTCTTTTGATACCAGTGAAGAAGCATTGTCCAATATTTGGAAATCTAAGTATGCCAAAGGTAGAATTCGGCAATTACAGAAGAAAAACAATGTTTCATATGAAACTCTTTTCTATGATGATTTGATTTACCTATCATGGGAAGAAACTAAAGCGAAATATTTACCACAAGTTGGTCGATAAACGCTTGACATATATCATATATAATGATATACTGTGTGAACTTGCTTAAGGCAAGGATTTTAACTTTACTATGGAGTATTATATAATGAGCAAGAATTTATCTGCTAAACAAAAAATGTTGGCCACTTTGAAGAAGCAAGATGGTTACAACACCTTCACAACCAAACAAGCACAAGCTCGTTTCGGCATCACCAATGTTTCTGCTCGTATCGATGAACTACGCCAAGAAGGCCATGTAATCTATACAAACAAACGCACTTTGGAAGATGGTCGTAAGATTACTTACTATCGTATGGGAACCCCAACTAAATCTTTAGTGCAAAAAGCACTCAAAGCCGGCTATTCTTTTACTGCCTAATTTAGTTTGACGCAGGGAGTTCCTCGTAAGAGGATACTCCCTTTTTTTATATCATTGGAGCACAAATGGAAATAACAATCAAAAAAGAAGATTTACAAACAAAAAGTCTGTTTGTAGCAACACCGATGTATGGCGGTATGAATCATGGCCTCTATATGAAGGCGTGTTTAGATTTACAAAGCCTCTGTATTCAATACGGAGTAGCAATCAAATTCTCATTTTTGTTTAATGAGTCCCTAATTACAAGAGCTCGTAACTATTTGGTTGACGAGTTTATTCATCGTTCGGAATGTTCACATATGTTGTTTATCGATTCCGATATTCATTTTAATCCGAAAGATGTTATTGCACTTCTCGCTTTAGATAAAGATGTTTCTGGTGGTCCTTACCCTAAGAAAGCAATCAAGTGGAAGTCAGTTAAGAAAGCCGTATCAAAGAATCCTGATATCGATCCAGAAATTCTTGGTAAAGTAACTGGCGATTATGTTTTCAATCCAGTTAAAGGCACCGCACAATTTACCGTTACAGAACCATTAGATGTATTAGAGATTGGTACTGGATTCATGATGATTAAGCGTGATGTGTTTAAGAAAATGGAAGAAGCGTATCCATCTATTCGTTATAAACCTGACCATGTAGGTCAAGCAAACTTTGATGGTTCACGATACATTCATGCTTTTTTTGATACAGTTATTGATACTAAAGATAGTATTACTGGTGGTGGTTCTGACCGTTACCTATCAGAAGATTATATGTTCTGTCAAATGTGGCGTAAGATTGGTGGAGAAATCTTCTTATGTCCATGGATGAAAACATCACACATTGGCACATATCACTTCCAAGGAGATATGCCTGCTGTGGCTAATTTTGTCGGAGAAATGTAATGGAAGCAGGCCGTAAATTTGATGGTGGTAAATTAGAATATGGTTTACTACCACCACTAGCTCTAGAAGAAACAGTTAAAGTATTAACTTTTGGTGCTCAGAAGTATGAAAGAGATAATTGGCAAAAAGTACCAGATTCAAAACGTAGGTACTTTGATGCTATGCAAAGACACGCATGGGCTTGGAAACAAGGCGAACAGTTGGATCCCGAATCTGGTATACATCACTTGGCACACGCAATGTGCTGCTTGATGTTTTTGTATGAACATGATATAATGTATTCTTTAAATAATGGAGATGTAAATGAAGCTGTCAAATGAAACCCTAACCGTATTGAAAAACTTTTCTAGTATCAATCAAGGTATTCAATTCAAACAAGGCACTAAACTTGCCACAGTATCGGCTGGTAAAACTGTTCTTGCTCAAGCAAATCTAAAAGATAGTTTTCCACAAGATTTTTGTGTTTATGATTTAAACCAATTCTTGTCAGTAAATTCTTTGTTTAAAGATTCTGCTGAGTTGGATTTTGATGAAGCAAACATCATCTTCAAATCTGGCAAGCGTAGCCAGAAGTATCGTATGACTGCCAAAGAAATGATTGTAACTCCACCAGAAAAAGAATTAACACTTCCTTCTGTTGATTGTGAGTTCACATTACAGGCAGAAGATTATGATTGGGTTATGAAGAATGCCGCAGTATTATCTTCACCACATATTGCCGTTGTATCTGATGGTGAAACAATTGATATCACTAACTTTGACGCTGCCGATAATTCAGCACACACAGGCAACACACAAGTCGGTCAAGGTAATGGTAAAAAGTATTCTATCGTTTTCAAAACAGAGAATATTAAATTGATTCCAGGAAGTTATGATGTTAAGATTTCTTTCAAAGGTATCGGTCATTTTAAAAACACTAAAGAAGATATTCAATACTGGATTGCCTTCGAAGCTAAAGAAACTAAAACTGGAGAATAATTATGATGTTATATTTTACTGATGCACAAACACAACAATCTGTTGCCGTTAATCCTGAATATGTTGTAGTTGTTTTCACAGCAAAGAATGAAGATGGAACAGAAAAGGTTGTTGTTAATACAACCACCGGTAATCTAGTTGTTACAGAATCATATCTTGATGTTGTTGGTCGTTTGAATGCGGCACAATAATGAGTATTACATCTGTTCAAACCTTAAATGGTACTCTAGATGAAACTCAATTAAAGGCACTCAAGGGTGCCATCGATGAAATCAATGTGGCGTTTCAACAAATCGAATTTCAAAACAATGCAATTAAAGATATTGTTGATGCCACCTATGATTCATTAGGAGTTTCTAAGAAACTTATCAAGCGTATGGCTAAAGTGTATTACAATCAATCTATTCAAACAGAGATTGATGAGTTTAAAGATTTTGAAGCATTATTTGAAGCAATTACAGAAGTTAAGTAATTCAATATATTATTATGGGAGTTTGTGATGGAACATTTATTATGGGTCGAGAAGTATCGGCCAAAAACTATTGAAGATTGTATTTTACCAGATGCCATTAAATCTACGTTCCAGGAATACGTTAACCGAAAGGAGATACCAAATCTCTTATTGGCTGGAACAGCAGGTGTCGGAAAAACAACTATTGCTAAAGCATTATGTAATGAAGTTGGGTGTGACTATATTGTTATCAATGGTTCAGATGAATCAGGCATTGATGTCCTTCGTAACAAAATTAAAAACTACGCTTCATCAGTTTCTCTCGCAGGTGGTAGGAAAGTTGTTATCATCGATGAGGCCGACTATCTTAACCCTAATTCAACTCAACCAGCACTTCGAGGAGCAATCGAGGAGTTTTCCTCAAACTGTTCATTCATCTTCACTTGTAATTTCAAAAATCGTATTATCGATCCGATACACTCTCGTTGCTCGGTGGTGGATTTTAAAATTAACGGTTCTAAAGCCAAAATGGCGGCAGCTTTCTTCAAGCGTTGTGAATGGATCCTTGAACAGGAAAACATTTCATACGATAAAGAAGTCGTTGCAGCAGTTATCACAAAACATTTTCCGGACAATCGTAGAGTTCTCAATGAACTGCAACGATATTCGGTTTCTGGCACCATTGATAAAGGTATTCTTAGTAATGTTGCTGATATACAACTTGGTGCTTTGGTTTCTGCGTTAAAAGAAAAAGACTTTGCCTCTACTCGTAAATGGGTAACAAACAACCTGGATAACGATCCAGTCAAAATCTATCGTAAACTCTACGACACTCTCTATGAATCATTGAAACCAAATTCTGTACCACAGTTGGTTTTAATTCTTGCTAAGTATCAATATCAAGCCGCTTTCGTGGCAGACCATGAAATTAATATGGTGGCTTGCCTTACCGAAATCATGGTAGATTGTGAGTTCAAGTGATGACTAAAGAAGAACTCATGAATGAACTCGGCCTTGCCGGTGAGAAGATTGTTATCAATATGTTATCAGAAGAAGGTTGTAAAATCAAAACTTCTGTTGACAAATATGATTCTGAAAAAGATTTATTAGTAGATGGCCAATACAAAGTTGAAGTTAAAACTCAGGTACCATTTGTAATGCAAAATGCTTTTACATTTAAACCTAATCAACTTCGTAAATGCCGGTCTGTTGATGTCCTCTATTTTGTTTCTGTGCCACCTCCTCGTCATACTGATAAGTGGGCTGGATGGATTTTCAGAGCAGAACCACAAAACTTCGTAACAAGAAATTACAAAACAAAAGATGGCCGTGATATGGTATTAATTGACCGTGAACAACCAGCTTTGATTCCTGTTAAGAAGATGACCGATGAGGAAATGAAAGAACTCCAAAAATATACAGTATCGGGGTATTAATATGCCGGACTTGTTTAAAGAGATTCTTCCATCTATTCTAGAGAAGAAAAAATCAGTATTTCAAGATGAATATGATTACAAGGACTACAAACCCTTTGTTGTAAATCGTGCTTTGTCGTATCATATGGACTGTGTTCTATATGTGAATGAGATGAATATTCATACGGGGATTGACTCCGATATGCAATATTCGTATCTTCTAAATACCATAAGACCTATGAAACGGAAATTCCAACCGTGGCAGAAATCAGAGGTCGACAAAGATATAGAATGCGTGAAGCAATATTTTGGATATTCCAATGAAAAAGCCAAAGAGGCGTTACGAATTCTTAATGATGAACAACTCGCTGAAATAAAAATAAAAACAGCAAAAGGCGGAGTGAACAAGTAATGATTTCAATCATTGATTTAGTTGAAGTCACATTGAATGAGAAGGACGATTTCCTCAAAGTCAGAGAAACCCTAACTCGTATTGGTGTGGCATCCAAAAAAGATAGAATTTTGTACCAATCTTGCCATATTTTACATAAGCAAGGTAAATATTATATCGTCCATTTCAAAGAATTATTTGCTTTGGATGGTAAACCAACTGACATTTCCGAAAACGATTTATCCCGCAGGAATGCTATCGCCAAATTATTGGCTGACTGGGGATTGGTAACTATTGTTAATACGGACAAGGCAGAAAACCCACCTCCAATCTTCCTATCACAGATTAAGATTATTTCCCACAAGGAAAAAGATGATTGGGAACTGGTACCAAAATATAATATTGGTAAAAAACCACAGGCTTATTGACAAACTAGTATAAATACTAGTATACTATATGTGCGGTGCTCATTTGAGGCCGCAGTTTTGAACAACCTCGCTTAATTTAAGGAGAAATCTATGACAAGCACAAACTTATTATTTCCACAATGGACTTCATTATCCAAGTCTTTGGATCCATTCACAGTTGGTTTTGATGATGTATTAGACCAAATTCGTGATGTGACCGAAACAGTCGCTAAAACGGCTACCGCTTATCCCCCATACAATATTAAACAAGTAAAAGAAAACAAGTATGTCATTGAAATGGCAGTTGCTGGTTTTGCTAAAACTGACATTGAAGTTACTTTAGAAGGTAACAAGTTGGTTATCAAAGGTGCTGCGATTGATAGCGCTGAAGATCCAGCAAGCTTCATTTACAAAGGTATTGCTAATCGTAACTTTACTCGTAGCTTTACTCTTGCCGATAAGGTTGAGATTAAAGATGCCGAGATTGCAAATGGTATGCTTAAAGTATGGTTGGAAAATATGGTTAAGGCACAGGACATGGTAAAGAAAATTACCGTGAAATCGAAAGATGAATAACTGGTGGCCTGTTACCGATGAAGAATGGGAACAATTAAATTACCCATCTGGTAAGTAATAAAGAGAGGTCTTGACAGACCTCTTTTTTTATGTTATACTTTATATTATGAAAAAATCTAAACCTATCCTTAGAAAACTTCGTTCATTAACGAATTCAGATATCTATTACACCTATTCTAATTGGGAACCCAAAGAGATTGAAGGTGTTATTTTTATTCCCGTTGTTAGAGATGAACCAAGTGATAAGTTGCAACATACATTTTGGGTAAGAAAAGAAAATATGGAATATCTATGAGCTATTTGACACAATATCAATTAATCACAAATCAAAAAAGAAATTTTAATGTAAAGAATAAAGATGATATTGCTTTACTTAGAAGATTTTTAAGAATGGGAGCTTGGGGTAGCCCTTGTCCTTTTCTT